CTTCTGAATTAGGATCTTTAGTTTTTGATGATGTTGTAAAAGTAAATTCAGAAAATTATAAAGTTAGGAGTGCAAGAAAAATAGATGATGGTAGTTTTTGTTTAGTAAGCTTAACTAAAACATAATTATGGCAAGTAAAAGAGAGCAAATTATAGCTGCTTTAAAAACAACACTAGCAGGTACTACAGGAGTATCTACCCGGATTTATAGATCTCGAATAGAACCTATAACAAATGGCGAATCCCCTGCGATTGTTATAGAACCTGTTACTGATGAGCCATCTATAAACAGTTCGAGCTATCTAAAAATTGATTGGACTTTGCGTATAAGGATTGTTGTTATTGTCAGGGGAACTATCCCTGATAATGTTGGAGATCCAACTGTAGAAAGTTTATTTACAAAAGTACTTAATGATCCAACTGTTGGCGGTCTTGCAAAAGACATAAGACCAGCGACTCAGACGTTTGAAGTTTTAGATGCAGATCAACCAGCAGGTCTTATAACCTGTGAGTTTGAGATTGATTACAGAACTTCATATAACAGTTTGAGTACATGATTTATAATTAGGTCATACCCTAACAACCCAAAGCGTTTAATATGGAGTATGAAATCCCAAATGAGGGTGGAACTTACATCCTTAATCCTAAAACTGGCAAGGCAAAGCTAGTACAACAAACTTCACAAGCTGAACCACCTAAAGAGGTAACAACTGATGGCACTACTGACAAGAAAGAGAGTAATTCTGATTGAAGCGGAAAGTTCTTATGGAACTGATCCGACTATGGCTTCTTCAACAGTTGTTCTCGTAACAGATTTAAGTATTACACCACAATCAAGTGATGTTGTTAACAGAGATGTTGTAAGACCATTCTTAGGTGCATCTGAACAGCTACTTGCTAACACTAGAGTTGAGTGTACATTCAGCGTGGAACTTGCTGGATCTGGCACAGCAGGGGCTGCCCCTCGCTATGGAGATGCCATTAAAGCTTGTGGGTTTGCAGAGGCAATTGTTAGTAACACAAGCGTTACCTATACTCCTGTATCTTCTAGTTTCTCATCTATCAGTATTCACTACAATGTGGATGGTGTAAGGCATATCGTTACAGGTTGCAGAGGAACATTTACTGTTAATGCTGAAGTTGGAGCTATACCAACAATCGATTTCACATTTACTGGAATCTATAATGCCCCTACTGATAATGCTCTACCTACTATTGCTTATGGTAATCAAGCGACACCTCTAATATTTAAAAATGGTAATACAACTGGTTTCCAACTTTTATCTTATGCAGGTGCTTTGCAATCTTTAACAATGGATGCAGGTGTATCAACAGTTTATAGAGAACTTGTTGGAGGTACTAAGGAAGTTATTATTACTGACAGAGCATCTAATGGAACTGTAACTATAGAAGCACCAACAATTGCACAGAAAGATTATTTTACTGCCGCATTAACTGACAGTACATTAGGAAACTTACAGTTCTTACATGGAACTACAGCAGGTAATAAAGTACAGCTTATAAGCAGTAAGGTTGATATTGGAGATGTTAACTATGGAGAAATGGATGGAGTAGCGATGCTTGAGATTCCATATACATTAGTTCCAAGTGCAGCTAATAATGAAGTCAGCTTAATATATACATAACTATTGACTTCCTAGCTAAAGTATAGAAGTATATATATTATTTAGTTTTTTATGGCATTTGTTCGTAAAAAGACCAAGGTTTATCCTTGGCCTGTGGAAGTAGAACGTCCTTCTGAGACAATACCGGGCGAGTTTGAGAAAACATCATTTACAGGAAAATTTGCACGATTATCAAGAAGTGAATTAAATAAATTTGAGGACGAAGATGAGTATTCTGCCTTGTCAAAAATTTTAGTTGGTTGGGAAGATGTCAATGAAGAGGATGGCACTCCTATATCTTTTAGTAAAACAATCCTCAAAGAATTTGCAGAAGATACCGATTTTGTTGCAGCAGTATTAGCAGCATTTAAAAAATTCTATGCAAATGCACAAGTGGGAAACTAACTGATGCTGCCATATACTGGGCTTCGGGTGGCAAACAGATAATAGATAGTACCGAGGAAGATGCAAAAGCATTCGGTATAAAAATAGAGAAGCAACCAGAGGTAAGTACTGATTTTGAAGTGTGGGATGATAATTGGGAAATTGTTATGATGTTTTTAAGAATACAAACACAATGGAATATGTCCTTTGGAGGTGTAGTAGGATTAAAGTACGAGGTTCTATTGCTTGCTGGAGGTCTATTTGACCTTTACAATGTAGAAAACCGCCAAGAAATGTTAGAGGGCTTACAACTTATGGAATCTGTAGCTCTTCGTGAGATAAATAAGGAGAAGAAGAGTGCCAGCTAAGAAGCTAGAAAAGTTTACTATTGAAATAGATTTAAAAGGTCTAGAAGATCTTACTGGATTAACACGTTCACTAAAACAATTAGATAAAGCATTTAAGCCACTAAATCAAACAGGAATCAAAAGCTTAAATAATAATATAAAAACAACAATTGCACTTGTACCAAAAAGTGTAAATCAATTCAAGCAGAAAGAAAGAACATTAAAAGCACTTAGGAATGAAGTAAAGATTGGTGGTACTGAATTTAAAAAACTTGGAGCAGCAATTGATGCAAATGCTGCAAAATTAAAATCATTTACACAAATCCAACCAAAAGGAATGTTTGGAAGACTTAAGGCTTCTAAATTTGGAGTTGGAGGTAGAGCAGCACTTGGTGCAATGGCTGGCTCTATGGCAGGTAATTTTGGAGCTACAGGTCAAATGGCTCTGACAGGTGCTGCTTTAGGAGGCCCAGCAGGTGCTGCCGCAGGTGCTGTTATTGGTGGAACAATAGATACTGTAAAAGCAGCAGGTGCTGCCGCTCGTTATTCTGCACAAATACAAAAGTTAGAAGTTGCATTGAAAGGTGTAACTAAAACACAAAGTGAGTTTGCAAAAGCACAGAAGATTATATCTGATACATCTAGAAGATTAAATGTTCCATTAGGAGATGCCACCAAGCAATTTACTACTTTATCTGCATCTGTTATTGGTTCTGGTGGAAACGTAGAAGATGCTGAAAAAGTCTTTAGAGGTGTATCTGAAGCTATTAAAGCAACAGGTGGAGATGCTGAAGATGTGCAATCTGCGATTCGAGCAATGTCGCAAATCTTCGGTAAAGGTAAGGTATCGGCCGAAGAATTACAGGGCCAACTCGGTGAACGCTTACCAGGAGCCGTGGTTAAATTTGCAAAAGCAACAGGACGAACATTACCTGAGTTACAGAAAGACTTGAGAGATGGAACTGTAGGTCTTAACGATGTTATGAAGTTTGTTGTCAAACTTAGTGAGGATCATGCTGACGCTGCTGAGAAGATGGCAAATTCTCAAGCAGATGCAGGTCAGAAGATGGGAGTTGCATTAAGAGAATTACAAAAAGAATTTGGAGATTTATTTGTACCAGTAGGTGCAATGATACAAGGATTTGTTACACAGATTGCAAGGGCAACAACAGCAGTTCTTAAATTCTTTAAATTTGTAATTAAGGGAAATAAAGAAGTATCGAATGAGTTGCAAGCACGAGATTTTGCATTGGAGCAAGTTGGAGGTACTAGTGCAATGACTAAAACAGGTAGACGTAGATTTGCAAAGACAGGTGCTTTCGATGTAAGTATGTTGCAAGCTGATAAACGTGATCAATTTAACTTTATACAAGGACAGCGTTTAGATTTCTTAAATAAAGAAGATGAGGCAGGTAGCACACCAAGTAATTTTGATGATCCTGTATCACAAGAAAAACTTAATGAAAAACTTGCAAAACGTCAGTTACAGCTAGGACTAATAACTCAAGAAAAATTTAATCAACTAGAAATCGACAGAGAGGCACAGCAAATTTTTGATGAAATGTCAGAAATACAAGGCGAAGAGTTTAAACTTACACTCGATGAAATAAAACAAAAACTTAAAGAGAACAAACAAGAAACATTTAATTTCAAAGAAGAATTAAAAAAAGTTGCAGAATCTGCAATGGATTTAAAATCACAGATTGGAGAACTTGCAGTAAATGCTGTAAATAAACTTGCAGATGGTTTTGTAGAACTTGCAATGACAGGAAAAGCTAGTTTCGCAGATTTAGCAAGATCAATATTACAAGATTTACAGAGAATGATATTGAAAGCATTATTCTTTAAGGCATTATTTGGATTATTTCCAGGCTTAGAAAGTTTCTTAGGATTTGAGAAAGGTGGTGTTGTAGAAAGTGCTAAAGGTAATGTATTTGCAAATAACAAAGTTGTACCTTACAGACAAGGCGGTGTTGTAGAAAAACCTACTATATTTCCAATGAGAACTGGGGTTGGCTTGATGTCGGAAGCTGGACCCGAGGCGATCATGCCGTTGAAGAGAGGTAAAGGAGGAAGACTTGGGGTTGAAGCTTCTGGTGGAGTTGGTAATGTTGTGGTAAATGTAGATGCATCAGGTTCTTCTGTTGAGGGCGATAACGCTCAAGCATCAGCACTGGGCAAGATGCTAGGAGCAGCTGTACAAGCAGAACTTGTTAAAGCAAAAAGACCAGGAGGATTATTAGCTTAATTTATGGCAAATTTTAATACTACTGTAAATTTACAACCTGATTTTGGTGTAACTAAAACCTCAAAGCCTATAAAACGTGTCATACGTTACGCAGATGGATATGAGCATCGTTTAATTTTCGGATTAGCTGCACATCAAAATCCAAAAGTATATTCTCTAACTTTTGAAAATATCACCGAAGCAGAAAGTGACACACTAGAAAGCTTTCTTGATGATCGTGCCTTAGATAGTGCTAGTTTTGATTTTACTCCACCTAATGATGTGCAGGGTAAATATGTTTGTGATAACTGGACTAAACGTATTCCTTTTCCAAATCGTGCAACAATAAATGCAACATTTAGACAAGTTTTTGAACCTAGTTAGATGGCAACTACTCCTGTATTTAGCGATTTACAATCCATAAATCCATCTGCAATTATTGAGTTGTTTTCTTTACAACTCTCTACAGCTATACATGGTACTAATACAGTTTACAGATTTCATAATGGTTCTAGCCTAAATGCTAATGGAGAAATAGTATGGGCAGGTAATTCTTATTCACGTTTTCCTGTAAAGGCAGAAGGTTTTGCATTTCAACGTGGTCAACTTCCAAGACCAACATTAACAATATCAAATTTATCATCCGCACCAAGTATATCTGCTTTACTTTTAAGTGTTAATGAAACTACTCCAGGAAATGATTTAACAGGAGCGGTAGTAACTAGAATTAGAACACTAGCAAAATTTCTTGATGCTGTTAACTTTGCTACGGCAGATAATACAGCAGAATTTCCTCAAGAAATATATTATATAGATCGCAAATCATCAGAAACACGAGATATCGTTGCATGGGAACTTGCAGCAGTATTTGATTTAGCAGGTATTCGTGTTCCAAAACGTCAATGCACGAGATCTGAATTTCCATCGATAGGTACATTTAGATGAATTGGAAAGAAGAAGCACTTGCTCATGCAAAAGACCAAGATCCTAAAGAGTCTTGTGGTTTGTTATTAAATATTCGAGGAAAAGAAAGGTATTTTCCTTGTC